AGATAAGCAAGAGAATGTACTAGCTATAGTGCAAGGAGAGATAACGCATGAGCAAGATTGGTAACGTAATACTTACACTTGAGGAACACGGCTATGATTACAATAGACTTGGAAACGAATCTTTCACACGATACGATATGGTGTGCAGGAGTTCAAGACCACAATCAACAGGAAGCGTCACTGATATTCGACAGCAAACCATTGAAGCAGATGTTAGATACTGCCGATGGCTTGGTCGGCCACAATATAATCTTCTTCGACAATCCAGTCTTAAAGAATTGCTGGCAGGTTGATGCTAAGATACCTGTATGGGATACGCTGGTCATGGCTCGCTTGTTAGATCCGACTCCTGTAGGTGGTCATAGTCTAAAGGAATGGGGCCGGCGTATTGGCATAGCTAAGATGGACTTCGATGTTGAAGACTTCGATGCAGGGTACACGGATGAGATGGGTGAGTACTGTAAGCGTGACGTTGAGGTGACTACTAAGCTGTATTATTACCTCAAGGATAGGCTTAAGAGAGCAGGATTCAGCGACCTATCTATACAGGTAGAGCATGAGGTAGCTGAGATTACAGCGGAGCAGGTACGTAATGGATTCAAGTTAGACTTTGACCTAGCATCTAAGTGGCAGGCAGAGATGGCAGTACGCATCGATGAGATAACAGCAGAGCTACAAGAAAGGTTCCCACCTATCGTTACTATCCGTATTAGCGACAAGACAGGTAAGCGTCTTAAGGACGGTGTCGAGGAGTTTAACGTAGGTTCTAGGCAGCAGATAGCCAAGCGGTTAGGTAAGCTAGGTGTTAAGTGGAAGAAGTTTACACCAACAGGTCATCCTATAATTGATGAGGATACGCTGACTACTGCAGGCATACCTGAAGCTACTCTGTGCGGTGAGTACTTAGGTCTTGTTAAGCTCAAAGGTATGGTAGATAGTTGGTTAAAGTTTGTTGATAAAGATACACACCGAATACATGGATACGTTAATAGCTGTGGTGCAGTGACAGGACGCATGACACACAACAAGCCCAACCTCGCACAGATACCTAGCCTTAAGATAGCTAGGCAATGCTTCACTGTAGAGGAAGGCAACGTACTGGTAGGGTGTGATGCGTCAGGCTTAGAGCTACGCTGCTTGGCTCACTACATGGGTGATCAGGACTACACTGACCAGATACTACACGGTGACATCCATACGTACAATCAGGAAGCTGCTGGTTTGCCTGAGCGTAACATGGCTAAGACAATGATCTACGGTCTCATCTACGGGGCAGGCGATGCTAAGCTAGGACAGATAGTAGGTGGCGGTTCTAAGGAAGGTAAGGTGATTAGAGAAACATTCCTTACTAAACTGCCAGCGTTGCGTACACTGATAGAGAAAGCCAAGGGCATAGCCGAACGCACTCAACGTATCAATGGAATAGACGGTCGATTCATTAAGGTTGACGAGGACTATAAGGTACTGAATAGATTGCTTCAGAGTTGTGGTGCTATTGTTATGAAACTTGCAGTGAGAAACTGCTGCCATAAGTTAGATGATCTGGGTGTCGAGTACAAGTTAGTTGCTCAAGTGCATGACGAGGTTCAAATAGAGTGTCATCCGCGTGACGCTGAACTTGTTGGTAGTGTTGCACGACAAGGAATCATAGATGCTGGGGTCGAGCTTAAGATGCGATGTCCTATGGACGCTGAATATCGTATAGGTTCTAACTGGAGTGAGACACATTAAATTAAATTACAATCCGAGTGGATATGAGGAGAAATAAATGCTATAATATTACTATAGAGTTACTTAAGAAGAAGAGAATATAAGATTACATTCAATGTAATTCTATTTAATGGTACATAGACTTAATAGTTAACAACAAAGAGAGAAACAATATGGAAACTAAACCTGTAGTAGTAGCATGCGAACTTCACTGGCCATTCCTGAACAAGCCTAACGACATGAGCGGTAAGTATCAGGTGGACATTGGTAAACTGTCCTCGAAAGCGGTTGATGCCCTTTCAGCAATGAGCATTCAAGTACGTAACAAAGGTGATGATCGTGGTAACTATGTCACGGTTAAATCAAACCACCCTATCATGCCTGCTTTCTCTGGTATGGATGCAGTAGACTCTTCACTGATTGGTAATGGTACTAAGGCTAACGTAGCTGTTAAGCCCTACCACTGGGACTTCAAAGGTAAGACTGGTGTCTCGCCTAGTCTGGTTAAGATGCTAATCACAGAGGTAGCTGTATACGATAAGGATGGTGGTGAGGGCGGTGTTAACATGGATGATGTTATCTAATGCTTCTCATAGATGCTGATGTTTTCAGCTACCGAATAGGGTTTGCCTGCAACGAAGAGACTGAAGAGGTTGCCCTATCTCAGCTAGATAACTTGGTGTTACAGACGTTGGTAAGGGGTTGTGATGATGCAGCTCCTTACCAGCTCTACCTAACAGGCAAAGGTAACTTTAGGGTAGATCTAGCTACAATAAAACCATACAAAGGAACACGCAACGCCGAAAAACCTATACACTTCCAAGCACTTCGTGAGCACATGATTAAGAAGTGGGATGCATATGTTGTTGAGGGACAGGAAGCTGACGATGAGATTGCCACCGTAGCTACACTCCACGGAAACAACACAGTAATATGCAGCGTTGATAAAGACTTTCTGCAAGTACCATGTCGCTTCTATAACTTTGCTAAGGATGAGTGGACTACGGTTAACGAGTGGGAAGGACTGCACTTCTTATACAAGCAGATGCTTACAGGCGACAGAGTAGATAACATACAAGGTTGCGTAGGTATCGGCGAGGTCAAGGCCACTAAAGCATTAGAGTGGTGTACGACAGAAGAAGAGTTATATCAATCAGTTGTAACATGTTATAAGGGAGACGTTGAATCTGTCTATGAGAATGCAAGATTGTTATTCTTACGTAGAGTCCCTGAAGAATGGTGGGTAGATCCTGTAACTAGGGCAGAGTTATATGGAGGTGTCAATCCTACAGGAGGCACACCACCACCTGCACCAAGCACTGCTGATATAGACAGTCTTGATAAGCTAAGAATAAGGACAAGAGGATGACACAGAAACGTACATTAGTACCCCGAACAAGAGCAGGCGGTAAGTGGACAGAGGCGCGGTATTGGGGATTCATTCGGTCAGCACTCAGAGATGCCAACCGTAAGTTCCCACCACGTTACGCTGCTAAGGCAGCAGCTAAGAAGTCTGTCACTGGTCATCGACACCGCTTTGAGTTTCAGTGTGCTGAATGTACAGAGTGGTACATGGATAAGGAAGTACAGGTGGATCACATCATACCAGCAGGAACATTAAGAAAGTATGATGACCTTCCACAGTTTGTTAAGAATATGTTCTGCGAAGCTGATGGTCTTCAAGTGTTATGTAAACCATGCCACCAGCTAAAGACAAACGCTGAACGTGAACAGAGGAAATCAAATGACTAAGCATTTAGTTATACCAGACACACAGTGTAAGCCTAATCAAACATACGACCATCTAAGATGGGCAGGTGAGTACGCTGCTGATAAGAAACCAGATACTATCATACATCTGGGAGACCATTGGGATATGCCAAGCCTGTCGAGCTGGGATGTCGGTAAGAAAAGCTTTGAAGGTAGGCGTTACACTGATGACATCGAAGCAGGTCACGCAGGCATGCAAGAGTTCCTTACCCCCATCAGAGCTGAGCAACGTAGGCTACGCCAGAATCGTAAGAAAGTATGGAACCCACGTATGGTGTTCTTGATTGGTAATCACGAGCAGCGCATTGAAAGAGCAGTAGAGAGTGATGCAAAGCTAGAGGGGCTAATAGGATACCAAGACCTACGACTCGAAGAATATGGATGGGAGACCTATAGGTTCTTAGAACCAGCCATCATCGACAACGTAGCTTACTGTCACTACTTTACGTCAGGCATAATGGGACGTGCAGTTAGTTCCGCAAGAGCATTACTAGCTAAGAAGCATATGAGCTGTGTGATGGGGCATGTTCAGGATAGAGAGTGTGCATATGATAGGACAGCGGACGGGTCACGCATCACTGGATTGTTTGGAGGTATCTATTACAAGCATGATGAAGATTATCTAAACCATCAGACTAATCAATCATGGCGTGGTGTATGGATGCTGCATGAAGTTAACAACGGGCAGTTCGATGAGGCCCCTATCTCGATGTCGTACTTGGAGAAGAAGTATGCCACTAACTTTTAAAGAAGTCTGTGAGGCTTTGGCAGGTATTGACGAAATTACTTTGCTAGAGGTTTTAGAAATAACTGGTGAAGATATTGTTAATAAGTTTAAAGACAGAATAGAAGATAAGTTAGAGACCCTAGCTGAGGATTTAGATGATGAGTATTAATAACGCAACACCAGCAGATTGGGATAGATTACGCAAGCAGCACCCGCCATTAGAAGTACCTAAGCCTACAATAGATGAGTCTCTGATGAAGGTTTATCTTGACGAAGCCCA